GGGGTAGCGACCTTGGGTGTTGGCATCCGCAGGCAACACAATGGGTGTGCCATACACTTCAGGGCGTAGGAGATGATTGATATACTGTGTGGGCACAGCTTCTTCTATGCCCTGCACCACAATCTGTTTGTGCAGCCAGGCTGTGCGTTCATATGGTTCCCAGTACATGAGACTGATCACTGTTTTGTCATTGACCAGGCCCAGGTCCAGTGCTATCACACGCTGTATATTTCGCATCTCTTGAAACGGAACATCGCCTGTCTTGTATGTGGGCCAGGTGCGTATCTGAAACACAGCCCCTTTGCCCATGACGGGCTTGCCTTGCATACGGGCTTCACGCTCGTGTGGCAAATAGTCTCGCGATAGCTGTTCGCGTGTGTGAGCAAGTAGGAATGGTTCGCCCCATAGATCATACTCAGGAACATCGTCCCAAGCAACACGAACATAATCATATCCCGCTTCTCGATTCCAGAATTTTGATACCAAGCCATTTAGTCCTTTGAGTGGTGTAAAGCTGCACATGATCATGCCCTGTGTGGTGGCAGTTCTTGTGACTATTTCTGAGAAGAAGTCATCAGGTGGTTGCTCATCAAACACAGCAAGATCCAGTTTGAAACCCTGTAACTGTCGCACTTCTTGTGTGTAGTTGGCAAACAACAGATATGATTTACCGCCTGACACATGCCGCACTTCCACACCAATAGCATTGGCACCATCGCCACGCATGGTTTCCTGCACAATGGCACTTCGGGGTATGGCTCCTGTGCCCAATTGGTCCTGCAACTTGACATCTGGTGTGCCCAACAGTTCTTGTTGCAGCACCAGGGCCACCTGGCTCCAGCCTTCACCGGCCACCATCACAGTGATGGGTTTGCGGAATCTATGGCCGGTCCACCAGTCAGGATACTGTCCTGTGAGATGCATGGCAGTTTCATAGCAGGTTGATACAGTCTTACCAATCCTGTTGGCAGCTAGAATACCTCTGCGACTGCTGTGTATATTGAAGAAGCTGACCTGATGTTCAAAGGGTCTAAAGTATTTGAGCTGGTTGTAGGCCATGTCATCACTCACACCAATCACCAGGTCCTGCAGCAGGAGCTGTTGGTGCTGGTCTAGTGTGGTCCAGGCTTCAGGCGGGATACTATGACTGTCCAAGACCCAACGCAGGGCACGCCGCATGAGTACACTAGGATCAAGCATGAGTCATCCTGTGATGTATCAATGCACAGTATTCGGAATCTATTTCTGTTCCTACACTGTCAAAGCCCAGTTGTTGAGCTGCCCACATTGTGGTGCCAGCACCTGCAAAAGGATCGTATATTCTGCTGGCACTGTCAGCCCAGGTTTGCAGTTGGTCTAGAGCCAGCTGTTCTGGCATGAGTGCAGGATGCTGACTCAGCTGTTTGTTCTTGGTGGTGTGGCCACCGCCAATGGTGTATTCAAACACATTGCGTAGTTTGGTCTGAGCATTGCGTGGAGTCTTCTTGTAGGTCAATGCACCATCCTGTCCACGGTATTTCATCATGGCATCACCTGAATACTTGGCAGCAACCTGAATGGGATTGAACACTCGAGGTGTGTGTTTTGAGAACACAAACAGGTATTCCCAGGCTTGATGATATCGTCGGGTGGCCCGATTGGTAGGCATGGGATTGCGTTTGACATAGATCATGGTGTCATGCAGTCTTAGACCCAGGCTCATGAAATACAAGGCCTGCCGCATGCTGGTGCCTGACTCAGAACCTGCTTGAGTGGCGTCTGCAACATTCCACACAATCACACCGCCAGGTGCCAGCAGTCTCACAAGTTGTTGTGCTGTGCTTTCGAAATCAAATGAATAACCATTGTAGTTTCGAATGTTGTCGTAGGGTGGTGAGGTCAGCACACAGTCCACTGATTCAGCCGGCTGTGCAGCCATCCATTCCACACAGTCTTGCTGGTGTAGCTGATAGGCCATTATAGGGACTCAGAAATGGGCCAGTAGTGTCGAACCTGTTCCAGATGCCATAGACTCTGAGCCAGGCTGGCCAATTCTTCTGGTCGTGCCAGCCAAGTTTCTGGGCTGCCAAGGTCAGTGCCCGGCGGCTTGTTTAGGCAGAACTGTAGTCGTTCCATCACAAGTCGCATGGTGTGTTCCAGCTGCCCTGGAAAGCGGGCCACAAAGGCCTCACGGTGAGCAGCATTGACCTTTTGCTGTATCTTGGTATCATCAGCACGCCGTGACTCCACAGCGTTGTGAATCATGCCGTCGCGTAGGCTGTGGTCTGTGTTCATTTTTCCAGATCCCAGGGGTTCTGAGCAGCCTGTCGATCCAGGCTCAAGAACTCACGGTCAATGTACATGACCCACTGGTTGCTTTCATTGAACTTCATGGTCTGCATCATGGCTCGCAAGCGTCGACCAATGGGTGTGAGTGTGCCATCTTCACGCTGTACCATTTGCTCGCCTGTGCGTGGATCAACCCATTTGATGATCTCTGGACGACTGCGACCAAACTTGTCAATCTTTTCGCCATAGGGTCTAGGTTCAATTGGTCCCAGCACTTCATAGCTGATCTCACCTGTTTTGTATTTGCGAAATGTGCAGTGCATCTTGCGACCCTGTGAATGGTATTCAGAATCACTGTGTGGCACAAAGGCCGTGAAGAATTCGTTCTGCACTGTGTCTCTGGCAGGTAGATCAGGGTCTCTAGGATCAGGAGTCTTCATTGGCTCTTCAGGCACCATGTCAGTCTTGTCCAGGTAAGGATTGTCAGATCCAATGAACTTGGGATCCACTGCTGTGCCGTTGAGCACATCCATGGCCACCTGATACTTCAGCTTGTTGGCACGGCCTTTGAGACTCAGCACCACACCGGTTTGGTCGAACACAAAGCGTTCAAGGTCAGTGGCTGTGGGAAAGTCTGTCATGAGGCCTTCCAGATCAAAGTCTCGATCCGGTGTGTGGCTTTCACTTGCCTGTGGCCGTACAGGCAGCACAGGCTTGGCTGCTGGCTTTTCTTTTTTCTTGGGGGTTTCCTGGGGCACGGCGTCCCAGATGTTCGCTTCCGTGGAGGGAGTGTTGTTCATGTTCTGATCCTTTCAATAATAAACAAATACTCCTGATGCCCTTGACACCAGGAGTTGGGTTGGCAACTAGATTTTAGTAGCCGGAGGTTGCGCCTAGTGCGCCTTTTCTTGCAGCACCACTTTTGCCAGCGTTGCCTCGGGTAGGACCGCGACCCACATTGGTCTTGGGGCTGAGGCCTTCAGTGCTGGGATCTCTAAAGCCTTTCATGCCTCGTCCTCTGGCTGCCACAGCGTCACTTACCATGTCGGCCAAGGCACTACGCTCTGATCCGCTTTTGCTTTTGGCAGCCATGAACTCTTCACGCTTGCTAGGTGTGCCTGTGTTGCCCACTGTGGGGCCACGCTTTTGGTTAACGGCTTTGCCGGTCACTGTTTTCATATTAAATTACTCCTGGAGTTACAAATACACTGCCTGTGGCTGTGTCGCCAGCAGCACTCACATAGATGTTGCCTGTGCGGTATGTGCTATCAATACGCAACATCACACTGCTGGCAGGACCTATAATGCATCCTTGACCATTGGCACCTGATGTTGGTATGGAGGCATTGGTGTCTAGAGCATCAAAGCTGTAGTTCACTGCCACCACATTGGCCACATCAGGGTTCACAAACAGCAGCACATTGGGCATGCCATACGCACCTGTTGTGAGTGTTACACTGGTGTCGGTTGAATCATCAGCATAGGCAATGATAGCTGATGGTCCTTGTGGGATGAAAGGTATTGTCATTTGGGCCTAGTCCTTAGTATTGGCTGCGTGGGCCGTAGTTGAAGTCTGTCTGTCCGCCCTTGTTGGCAGGCTTGGAACCTTTGGTAACGCCACCATAGTCTGGACCGCCTGTCTGTCCCACACGAATCTTGTCTGGGTTGGCAGGCTGTTTTGGCATCACTGTGCCGCCTGGATTACGAACCTGAGCACCACGGTTGATGTTGTCGCGGATGCTGCCTTGAGCTGGCACGCTCGGAGTGGGGCTGGTCATGGGCCGGCTGTTGTCTCGCGTGACTGATGCACCAAGATTCTTGGGTGTGTCGCAGCGACCGTCATTGCCCACTGTGGGACCACGACCTTTGTTCACAGTGCGACCATCGTTGCTATGTCCGCTCCATTGGTTGCCAGCAAAGCGGCTGGAACCTTTCTTGGGACCGTCGCCGATGCCGTCAAAGTTCATGTTTTTGTCAGTTTGTGTTGACGCTGGTTTCATTTTTGTTTTCCTTTTGACTTCGAAGTCTTTGCTGCCGATCGCTTGGTTGCGTAAGCTATTGCAACTGCCTGCTTGGGCGGTTTCCCAGCAGCGATTTCTGTTTTGACATTCTTTGTGAATGCAGGTTTTGATGTGGACTTTATCAACGGCATGTTATTATTTAGTTGTTTGTGGTTATACCAGTGATTTGAGCTATGGCTTGTGCAAAAGCTGCGGTCTTGAGTGCTAGAGCATCCGCATCTTGTACAGTGGTCACTTCACTCTTGTCTGCAATCATCTTGTTCATGAAGGCCTTGTCGTAGTCTCGCACACCGTTCCAGTCCGATCGGCCGATGGCACTCACATAGTTCCGGGCCAGCAGCTGATCATATGATTCTCCTGACTGCAATTCAATCTGTGCCATGAGGTCTTCAATGCGGATCTTGGTTGTGCTGCCTTTGGGTCGACCACTACCCACACGGGCACCACCACGACTGGGTGCCTTCTTGCGTGTCACAGGCATTGATTTTTTTGATTTGGTTTCCGTTGTCATGTAGATATTTATACGGTCAACAAAAAGCCCCGGTATTAGCGGGGCCGAAACCTATAAACAGGGAGGCTTTAGGTTTTATAAAAATATGTTTTAGGTAGTGATTGTTTGTTGATAAGATGCTTTTGTCGAAGTTCTTCAATCTTCTCTTCAGAAAGATTCTTTGCGTATCCATCACTCTTTAAAAACAAAGCCCAGCGGAAGTTTTGTTCTGCTTTGGATAATTGTTCAAACTCATTTTGAGTAATAAATTCCAATTTCTTTTCTGTCTGCTCTTCTAAGAATAAATCAGTTGCTGTTTTCATTGTAAGCCTCCTATTTGTTTAACAATGTGTAGTAATTATAGCAGTGATTGCTTGTGTAGTCAAACAGTTTGAGTAAATATGTGCATGCGATTACCCAAATTGAAATACTATTACTATGCCTTGACTCCTGCAGCCTATGCTGTATTTGAAACCAGTCGTGAGCTGGCGGTGAGTCCCAAATTGACCATTGATGTGATCACAGGGCAGGTATCGGGCACTACCATCTTGGTCTTGGCAGACACAGGCACCGAAATTGAACAGCATTTCCGGCGTGCTCATCCCACATGGTCAGATGGTATCATGGTGCTGCGTATACCTGCTGACCTGGTTGTTCGAAAACATATCAAACGGGTAAGTGAACACTTGTATGAATACAACAAGAGCATTACAATAAAACACTGCGGTGTTGAACGGTTTGACATCGCAGATTCCGTGTAACTCCTTCAACATTGCCGGGGCAGGTGCTCTCAACTAGTTCTTGTGACAGCCTGTTCCGAACCTGACCCAGGGCAGGCCCGGCGTACCCTGGACCTATTTCTCTTGCAGTGCCAGTTCTATTTCCCAGGGCGTGCCTGCTGCCAGTCTATTCCAGCGTCCAATCATGGCTTCTGGCACATCCTTTTCCTGATTCATCTGTCCCAGTAGATCCGTAACAATGTCTTCGGGTGAGTAGTACTCTCCTCGACGACTGCGGCGGAAGTCTGGTTGTGGTCTGCTGAACCAGGCATCCAGATCAGGATCTATTGGTATGATGCCTGCTATGTCTTGAGCTATTTGTGTTACCCAGGTTCGGAATCTCTTGTACTCTTGAGCATGCTGTTTGATGTATACTGTTGAGTATTTGCTACCAGGTCTTGGTTCCAGTGTGAGTTTTCTATGATAGTAGAATAGTGCCATGCGGTTTTCCTTCGTGTTTATTTATTCGAAACACAGGATTTTGATGTTTACAAAAATATCAGTTATTGCAGTTGAGGACTAAGTAACATTACGCAGGGCATCTTCTACAACTTGTAGGCTGTTTTACCCGAGACACATCTTATCCGTATGTGGCGTAAACGGATTCTCTCTCAAGCAAAACAGTATATTTAATATACCCCAATTGAGAAGTTACTAGCTGCTAAGGTTCACGGGCCGAACATAATACCGTGGGTGAATCCGTTCTGATGTGTGACGGTAACCAATCCTGGATGCTACCAGGGCTTTTGAGCACTACCCGAAAGGATGCCTTAAACAACGACTGAAGAGTCACACTGTTTGCTCAATCGTACAGGTTCAAAGTGAGTGGGACAACACGCCTCGCGGCAACCCACAAAGTCAGCAGAACAAGGACTCCATATTCCTCTGCGACTTGCGTAATAGATGGACTTTAAATGGGAGACAGCAAAACCTGCCCAGCCAGCAATGGTTAGTTAATATGGATCTGATGATGGCTGCCCACATGGAATCACGCTGACCCAGCGTGATTCTGACTCCAACATCGCCCATCGAAGAGAAAGAACACATTGAGCGGCGACAGACGCTCAATAGATCTCGCAAGAGATCTTGATTGTGTGTATACTAACACAAAGGACACTGCAATGAAAAACTGGTACAATGTTTACGCTTATACTCGAATGCCGTTTGGTGTTCACCGAGGCAAATACATGAAAGATGTGCCAGACGGCTATTTGAAATGGGGTGTGATAAACTGTGCAGATAGAGCCACGGCAGACATGTTCAGCATAGAATTACAACGACGATATCCTGATCTAAGAAAATGACACACAATCTCTTGATGGAACGACTACGCCTGCAAAGCAACATTCAACGACTGATCAGACAGTATGGCCGCGAGGGCTGCCTGGAGCTGATGCACCGGGCCATTGAACTGGAATTGCCGGTTCACAAACAGCCTGCTAATGTTGACAAAAAGACTGTGAGTTATAAATAGATATGTCAGTGGTGCGGAGAGCCGGATCAATCGCGATCTTGTTCTTAAACGCAGAGTGTGGTTAGCACTCCCTCTAAATCCTAAAGGTAAAGTGTTAGGGTCATCTTTGGAGTCCTTTAAGTTAGATAAAATAATGCCATTTTTTATCGTCCTAACTAACCCTGCACCACTGACACTTGTTCATAAAAAAAAGCCCCTTCGGGGGCTTTTTCTTTACTTGCGGTGTAGTTCACGAGGCCTATAGCGTCCATTTTGGGTCATGACCTGATTGATGGTGTGTCTATCACCCAGGATCAAGTGATCAGGATTGCAGCAGCCCATGTTGCTACAGGTGTGGATGACCATTTGATCTGATCTCAAGGGCCGGTCCCAGGCTATCCTGGCCGCAACTCTATGCACAGTGGTCATGATCTGTTTGTGATTGTGTCGCCAGGCTGGCATCATGCCGTAGCCCTGTGCATGATGTGCTCCTGTCCACTCCACACAACCTGATGGCCTGGTTCGCAAGTGATCCTGATACCATGATTCACTGATCCACAGGTCATGTACCTGTATCTTTTCAATACGATGTCTACCCATTTTGATTATTCCTTTGATATATTTATACACGAATAAATATCATATGTCCAAGAAAGAACCCGAACCTCATCCACCCAGCCAAGTGTACGATCTCAGACGCAGTCGCACAGTGCCCATTGATCAATTGCCACGACCAGGCAAAAAAGCAGGCAGGCCGTCGGGAGAGTCACCCAACACCTGGATCACAGGTCCAGATCCCCGGCGACATGCTTACTATACCAAATGGCATCGTGCTCGAGCACAGGCCAAATATCACAACATTGAATGGGCGTTGCCATTTGATCAGTGGTTGGAGATCTGGGGAGACCATATAGATTCAGTGGGTCGTGCCACCCAGAAATTGTGTTTGAGCAGAACCAATCAGGAACTGGGCTGGATTCCGGGCAATGTGCAAGTGACCACTCGAAATCAACACTGTCGCAGACTCATGCAGGACAAGGCCGGCTTGTGATTGACTGGACCTGGTGCTCAACCACAGGCTCTGATGTGCAGGCTATTGTGCGCATGGCTGAAACCCATTTTCAAACAGAGATTGACACTGTGTTCACACCGGATCCTGTGGTGTATGCCAGGAACCTGATGCTGGCCACAGTGCAACAATTCTACAATTCCAAGACCGAACTGCTAAAGGTTGCTAAAGAACAGGAAACTGACCGTATCTTGGCTTATACCTGGGCTATCCGCGGCGAAAGATCACCCTGGTCGGATGAGGAGATGATCTGTGCCAAGATGGCACATGTGGACTTAT